CTAACTCAACAGTTGCAGTAGCATCAACAGGTACTTTCTAAACAATTAAACAAAGGGGCACAGCATGGCAAAGTTAAAAGTAACAAGGGCAGATGGATCAGTTGGCGAATACCCAATCACTCCATTAGTGCAGTATGGCTTCGAGATTTACGCTAAGAAGGGCTTTCACAAAGCGTTCATCGAAGATCAGAAGCAAAGCGACATCTTCTGGCTAGCCTGGGAATGTATCCGCCGTTCGGGTGAAACTGTTAAGCCATTCGGAGAGCAATTCATTGAAACCTTGACAACTGTCGAGGTACTAGATGATGACCCTTTGGCTTAGGGCGCGACTCGATCACCTATCTGATTGCTAAATTAAGTGTCAGACTCGGGATCGCGCCACAACAATTATTAGAGCTAGATGAAGTGATGTTAAAGAACCTAATAAAGGTTCTACAGGAAGATGCAAAGGAGATAGCCAATGCCAGCAACCGTCAAAGGCGGCGTTGAACTTCGTAAGGCACTTCGTAACTTTGCTCCAGAATTAGGCAAAGAAACACAGAAGGAAATCACAGGCGTGTTAAAGCCTGTTGTAAAAGAAGCTCGTGGATTCGTCACAGGTTCGCCTTTAAGTAACTGGGCGCGTGAAGGCGGCAAGTTCCCTGTGTTTAACGCATCTATCGTCAAGCGCGGTATTGGTTATAAGACAACACCATCAAAGCCTAATCGCAGAGGCTTCAGAGCATTAGCACAGATTCGCAACCGTTCAGCTGCTGGCGCTATCTATGAAACAGCAGGGCGTAGAGCGCCAAGCACAAAGCCATCGGCCCGTGCTAACTTTGCTCAGGCAATGGGCCCACTAACTGGCACAGGCAAAGAGCGTGGTCGATTAATTTACAAGGCTTGGGAAAATGACCAAGGCAAGGCTACAAAGGCTGTTCTAAAGGCTATTGACAATGCTGGTAAGACTTTTAATCGAATGGTAGGCACTCGCTGATGGCTAATGTAGTAATTGATATTGCAGCCGAATACACCGGCAATAAAGCATTTAAGCAGGCAGAGACTGCCACATCTAAACTAGAGAAGTCCGTTGCTAAATTAGGCAAGCAACTTGCTGGAGTCTTTGCAGCTTCTAAGTTATACGCATTTGGCAAAGAGTCAGTCAAGGCATTCGCAGCGGATGAGAAGGCTGCACGATCATTAGCACTAGCCCTAGCCAATACAGGCAATGCCTTTGCAGCCATCGAGGTTGAGAAGTTTATTGGTGACTTACAGCGCGTTACAGGCGTTTTAGATGATGACCTTCGCCCAGCGTTTAGAACGCTTCTTACAGCCACAGGCGATGTAAAGAAATCACAGGATGCTTTAGCACTTGCTTTAGATATTAGCGCTGGTACAGGGCGCGATTTAGGTCAAGTCTCTGTTGCATTATCACGAGGCTTTTTAGGTCAGACAACAGCGCTTAGCCGTTTAGGTGCAGGACTAGACAAAGCAACACTTAAAGCTGGTGACATGGATGTCATCATCGGAGAACTTACAAACAAGTTCAGAGGTCAGGCACTAGCTGCTGCCGAAGGCTATGCAGGCGCTATTGCGAAGCTCACAGTTGCATCCAATAACGCTAAAGAAATTATTGGCAAAGACCTTCTAGATGCTATGCAGATGGTTGCAGGCAATGAAGGTATCGGCGGAGCAACTACAGCAATGGAAGGCTTTGCCACTCAGATTGGTAATGCAATTTATGGCATAGGCGTTCTTACAAAAGCAATCAAGTCTATTCCTGGTGCAGGATTTATCGGTGATGTTCTAACTGCTGGTACTCAGATTTCAGGTATTGGACTTCTGTCAAGATTAGGTGCATCAAGTAAAGCTCGTTCAGCAGGCACACCACAGCAATCGCCTGGAGAACGCATGGCTATTGATCGAGCCAATAAAGATGCGCTGAGACTGCAAAAGAGCAATAACACATTAAAGAAAATTGACAATGATGCAACTGCTCGAAAGATTGTCCTATCAGCAGACCAATTAGCACTTCAGGAACTAGAAAAGAAGTTCGATGTAGAGCGCATTGGATTATATGCAGCTCTCAATCAATCAACTGATGGCGAAACAAAGATGCGCCTTCTATCGCTCATCGCTATTCATGATCAGAATACTGCTATGGCTGCAATGATAAAGAAGGCTAACGAGGCAGAGAACGCCTTTGCGGCATTCATTGAAGCTCTTCGATCAACAATCAGAGCCATGCTGGACAGTATTGCCCCACAGGCTAAGCAACTTCAAAACATGACAATGGGTCCAAACACTCCTATTGAAGTTCAAAGAGAAGTTGTCCGCGACAGATTAAATCTTGCTATGCCAGACATATCAGCATTGCAAAGCCGACTTGGACAATTCAGCAGTAGCTCATCAAGTGGTGCGCCGTCAGTTGTGGTAAATGTTTCAGGCTCAGTCACAACAGAGCGCGATTTAGTCAATGCCATTACACAGGGCATTTATAACAATCAGGCTTCCGGAATCCCAATCTCCTATTCGACTGCGTACAGATAATGGCGTTACCAGCAACCCTTTCAGTCAAGATAAATCTATCGGGTGGAGCTTCATTCGGTAATCCATTTATCTTGGGTACTTCGCAACTGGGCTTTGCTGAACTAGCTTCTGCCATTCCTGTTATCGTCGATGTTTCTGCTCAGACCACAAACATCTCGACTCGTAGAGGGCGCAACCTTTTGCAGGATAATTACGAGTCAGGTCAGGCAACTATCAGAGTTGTAGATCCTAACGGTGACTTCAATCCACAGAACACTTCTAGCCCCTATTTCGGGCTATTACAGCCACTTAGGAAAATACAGGCATCTGCTATCTATGGCGGAGTTACTTATGGCTTATTTGGCGGTTATATAACTGAATATCGTTATACCTATCCAACAGGTCAAGAAACAGGTTATGTGACCTTTATTTGTTACGATGCTTTTAGATTGATGTATAACTCCAATGTCACAACCGTTACAGGTGGCACAGCAGGTCAGACAACTGCACAGCGCGTTCAATCTATCCTTAGCATGATTGCCTGGCCGCCTGCATTTACCAGCATTGGCACAGGCGCTACAACCTGCGTGGCTGATCCTGGTACAACACGCACAGTCCTTGAAGCCATCCAGACCGCTGAGTTCACAGAAATGGGCGCGTTCTACATTAACGAGAACGGCGTTGCAACCTTTAAGGGCAGACAATTTGTGGTCGATGCCCAAGCTGCTAGCCCTACAGTATTTAATCAAACAGGCACAGGAATTAACTATGCAGGAATTACCTTTGCCCTAGATGACAAGACAATCGTTAATAAGGCAACTGTGACCCGTATTGGTGGCACGGCACAGACTTACTCAGATGCGACATCTATTGCCCAATACTTCACACGATCTATCACAGCCACAGATATGCTGATGCAGACAGATGCCAATGCCCTAAGCCTTGCAACTGCTTATGTTGATTCTCGCAAAGAAACCTCTATCCGTATTGAAACAATTACTTTGGACTTGGTAACTCCTAATTACTCAGCAGGTGTCACAGCAGGTTTAAGTCTGGAGTTCTTTGACACAGTAGATATCACCAATGAGCAACCTGGTGGATCAACTATCCAAAAGAAGCTACAGATTCAGGGCATAGCCCACACAATCACCCCTAACACTTGGGTGACTACTTTTGCTACGCAGGAGCCTTTACTCGATGTTATGTACTAGAATTGACCCTATGAAAGAGGTGTGCTAATGGCTGTCGGACTTCCACTTAAAACGACCTATGCGGATGGAGATGTCTATTCCGCATCGGATGTCAATGATATTACAGGCACAATTAACGCTAACGCCTCGCCTTACGCTGCTGGCAAGAATAAATTTATTAACGGTGATTTTTTTATCAATCAACGCAACTTTTCTAGTCAGACAACAGATGGCGGTTTTGGTTTCGATAGATGGCGTATGTATGCCTCTAGCGGTGGTACTTATTCTGCTCAAACATTTACAGTAGGTAGCGCGCCTGTAGCAGGCTATGAAGCTAAGAATTTTGCTCGAATTGTAACAACAGGGCAAAGCGGAGCAAGTGTTTATACATCCTTTGATCAACCTATTGAAGATGTAAGAACTTTTGCAGGTCAAACAGTAACTTTCTCCTTTTGGGCTAAAGCGGCATCAGGCTCACCGAAAATGAGTATAGAACTTGTACAAGGTGCAGGTAGCGGTGGTGCTGGTACTGCCTTTGTGAATGGTGGAACTGTCACATTAACAACATCTTGGGTTAGATATTCTAAAACTATTTCAATACCTTCTATTAGTGGAATGACTATTGGTACTGGTTCTTATTTAGGTGTTGCGTTGTGGGTTTCTGCTGGTACTACCTTTGCTGCAAGAACTAACTCGATAGGTATTCAATCTAACACTTTTGATATGTGGGGCTTTCAAATAGAGGCAGGTTCAACTGCTACGCCATTCCAAACTGCAACAGGAAACATTGCAAGTGAAT